AAATGCGAACTCTAACTCCAAAGGGGTGCCCGCGCGGGCGATATCATAATAAGTGCTGTCAGAAAACCTCAACGTTACCGTGCCGTTCACCCCTACCTGCGCTGGGTCAAGCCCTGCGATCTCACCGTCTCCGGTAAGGGTCTCTACTTTCTCCAGGTTATTCACAAGGGTGATATCCACCGATTCACAATCGGAGAACGCTACCCCTCCAACTTTGGCGGTGGCATGAAACCCTGAATATCGAGTCAACGCCAATGAGGTAGGCGTTCCCGCAGCGGAGGTGCCCGCCATATCCTCTGATTTACCGATCAAACTCACCGTACAACGGGCAGGGCCGGTACGTGTGAAATTGAATTGCATGGACTCAACCATCACTCCCGACGCAAGCCGATACTCCGTAATATCCGTGTTGGCCACTTCGATGGAGTAAGATGGGAGGGCCGCCGCTCCTGATGTGAACGTGTGTACATGCGGCGTTCCGTCCCCTGTGACCGTCGCGGCTCCCATCAGGCCATTGAGCCAGAAGCCGATGTTGTGAACGTCCACCGGGACAACGACGCTGCCCTCAACATTGACGGCACCTAAAACCATCTCTTGAGGATTGCGGCCTTGGCCAAGGACGGGACCGTCGATCAACTCCTGCGTCATTGACAAACCATAGGACTCGAACGGAACCGTGTGCCAGTTGCCGCTCGGCGCAGTGCCGTAGGTGGATTCTTGTTTGATGCGGAGCAGAGAATTTGCCCCCATTGCGCGAGCCATGTTACGTCTCCTTTATCCAAGCGGACTGGTTGTTTCGTATTCCATTGTGAGGAAGATGGTGCCTGCCTTCACGGCGGCACCGCCTGCATCAGGTGCAAAAACCTCCGACGTTGGCGCGGAGTAATTGGTGATTCCACCTCGACCGCCGACTGTAAGATCGGCCTCGATCACATCGCCGATACCGGCAAGAAGCGTCGAAAACGTTGAATCACGATCCGACGACGTGACACCTTGCGCAAGCACATGGATTTCCATGGTGCGTGTGTAAAACGCCTCGGAAAACCCGCCAAGAAGGCGCTCAGGCGTGCCGGGGTCTCCGTCGTTGACGATCACCAGCCCGCCGGACGGAACGCGCTCAGGATACGCCTCGTTGCGAAGGACAGTGGCCCCCGTCAACTCAGTCTGGAGGGCGCTCACCAGAGCGTCGGCGATATCATCGATTGTTGAGGCCATCCAAGACTCTCCGCACGTCGTCTTGTAGTTTCCGAGGGAACGAAGAAGACACCCTGTTGAATGCCGTTGCAATCTCCAAACGCGGCCTAAGCGTCACGGACCTCATCAAGAAGAACTTGACCTTGTTGTCCTTGTTCGAAACCGCAAAGGCAGCGATCTTCCCAGGCTTCTTGTTCCACACGATCCGCAGCGTCGTTCCGTTGCGTGCCGCCCACGTCTGCATATCAATCGCGGCGTACTGCCCGGCGTTTGCCGCCGTCCCGCGCGCTTGCCCTTGTCGGCCATCGCGGTGCGTGAAGCCCCGCGATCTCCAGGCGTCCTGCACCTCTTTCACGGGAACCGCGAGATATTTACGTCGCGATGGCGTGATAGTAGCCCCTGTGATGTGGGTCATGAACACGTCAGTGGCCCGCGACCACACCATTCCCGCAGGGCTGTATGCCAAACTCTCCGTTGCGCCCGTCCCGCCTTGCCTGCCGCCAGGATAAACCTCTGAACGCCACGCCTTGCTCAAACGGTCGCCCAACTGCGCGGTCATCGTGCTTTGACGCAAAGCGGTTTTCAACTCATCTGTGGACGACGCCACGCCCCTTTTCAACGCCATGAGCAGGAGCTTCTTCTCCTCCCCGAAAACAGGCGTCGCATATGCCCCGCGCTCAACCTTGAACGCGATCATGTTTCGGCTACCGGGCAGTCCCAAACCCCGGCATAGGTGTCCTGCATGGGGCACCCAACAATCGTGTATTCCTTCAGGCCGACCGTAAATTTGTCACCTGTCGCGGGCGCGGCGACATCGCTCTGCCGAACCCGAATTTTCTGAGCCTCGACCACCCCGCCGCCGTAGCCGCCGAACTCGACGTGAACATCGGGACGGCGCAAAACGACACGGCAGCCCACCGGCGTTCCGGACACCGGCGTGAACGTTGCGTCGTCGCCAAAAACGTCGGCTACATAGCCGTGTAATACCGAGAAATCAAACATAGCGCCCCTGTGAACAGCGCAATTGCCGAAAATCCATACCATAAAAAGGTGGTGCAGGCGTCGTTATCGCGCATGGAAAGCGGCGTCATGAACCGCTTCTTTTCCGAAAACGACGCTTTGTTGAACTTCTCCAACGCTTCAAGAGGCACGTTGTACACACCTACGCCCTCCGCAACCACCCGTGCGGGAGGACGCGGTGGGGGAGGAGGAGGAAGCGCCCCGCCATGGTGCGCAGTACGTGTGAGATGCGTGGCGGGGACAGGCGCCGCCCCAGGGGAGCCATCTGGGGCGGCGGGTGAGCGCGCCGGAGCGGAGGACGACGCGCCCATTCGTTACGGCACCGAGAAGTCGAGAGTGCCGTCGGAATCCTGATACGTTACGGTGATGCCGGATTCGGTGTTGCCCGTCACCATCGCGCCGACGGTATCCTGCATAATCTCCACAGCAGTGGCCTCCGGAACCACGCAGCCACAACACAACCGCACGGTGGCGGTGGCAGCGCCGGAGGTCGAGGTGGCAACGGCCACGCCGACCAGGATGTCCCCCGTGTCAGTCACGCGAGACACAGTGACCTTGCTCTGCGAAGCGTCCCAGTACACCAGATCGCCAACCGCAACCGCGCCAGCGACCTTCGGCAGGGTGAACACACCTTCGGTCTGCAACGCCACCAGATCGCCGAGAACGGCATCGTTGACTGCGACCCCTACCAGCGCCCCTGTCACAACCAGATCACCGGAGGTGATCGTGCCTGCGGCGGTGATGGTGATCGCGTCACCTTCTTGAATCAAATTCTTCATCTTGATCTCCTTTAAGGGCGGCTTTCGCCGCCCATAGCTTGTTGATTACGCGCCGACATTCTTGTACAGGGTGCGCCAATCCACGACCTTGAACGCCACGTCATGACGCACGGCCACCTTCAGGTTACCCGTTCCGAACTCGATCTCCTGCTGCGTCACCGGACGGGACGCGCCCGCCAAGGTGTATCGCATGATCGGCGCGTTCGCGCCCACGCTGGCAGCATACCATGCGTTGGTGTCGTTGGCGGACAGTCGCGGTTCGACGATGATCGGCAGACCACGGAAGAAACTCTCCACCGTGGTGGCGGTCGTGACAGGCTGGAAGGGGTTCTTCAGCAGCGCATACGCGGCGGACTCCAGGTCCGGAGGAATGACCAGGTGGGTGATGGCCAGATTCAGGTAGTCATACCCGTTCGGCTCCGTCTGCATGCGCATGGCGAGGCGAGCGGCGGACAAAGATGCATTCGACAAAGCCGCACCGCTGCCGTCCAGGTTGCTGTGGTTGGCATGGAACAAGGCAACCCCGTCGCCCATGGTCGGATTGCCGGTGATCTGCGCCCAGGCCAGATTACCCTCCAGGCGATTGATCGCCTCGCCCTGGCCGTTGATCAGCCGACGAATGCCGCCCAGATCGTCGTTCACCAACAGGTTGCGCGTGACCTTGATGCCCTGGGCATAGGTCAAAAGCTGCGCGGTCTCTTTCTCGGAGTCGTCCAAGGCCACATACTTGATCTCGCCTCCCTCCACCAACTGCGTAGGGGTGCCAATCGAGCCAAGGCGGTGCATCTCGATCTGCCGGAAGTCACGAACGGTGTCGTTCTGCACCAACGGCCCGTAGGTCTGGGGTTGTAGTGCGTAGGCCGCGAGCAACTGCCGGTTCACGTTGGAGCCGAGCAGGGTGGAGAAATCGCTGGTGCTCTCCATCGCGCGCTGGATGATGTCGTGCGCAGGCAGGCCGCGAACCCGCTCGCCTTTGCGCTCCAGGATCTCGCGCGCCATGTCGGTGAACGTGGCGTGCCGGAAGTCCTTCGTCACCTCGTGCATGTCCTGCGACACGTCTCCACCGGAGAAACGCAACTCCAAGGCTTTGTCGAGGGCGGCGCGCACCGAATCCATCTCGTCGCGAACAATCTCTGCGCGAGTGTTCGGCTTGATGGCGGCGGGGGCGCGCTTGGCGATCTCCTCCAGGATCGAGGCGCGGGCAGCGTCCACCGACGCCCCGCTGTCAATCAAGGTGTCCGTCAGGTGTGCGGCATCGAACTTCCGGCACAGCCCGAAAATCTCTGCCGCACGTTTACGATCCGCCTCGACCGCCTTGCGAGCGGCATCCTCGAAGGCGCGCGCGTCCAGCGTCTCGGAGGTTTTGGGTGCGGCTTCGGTAACGCCGTCCCGCATTTCTTGCTCAGCCATGTCAAACTCCTCATCTTCTTGAGAGCGATTAAAACCAGCGGCGGGATCGGCACCAACCGCAACAACAGAAATCTCAGCAGGCTCCCACCGCGTCACCACCCGGAGATCCGGCATGCCGTCGCGCTTTTTTACTTTACATGCACGTGTTTTGTATCCGACCGATACGTTGCGCAAAATACCGTCGCGAATGTCTTGTGCAATTGGAGCCACGTCCTCCCGAGCCGAAAGGCGCACCGTAGCGCGTCCGCACGGGGGCGTTGTTTCCATATCGATCCAAGCGCGTTCTACCACACCAATGACCTCGCGTGTGTCCGCATAGTGATCCCGCAGCACAGGCGCTCCGGCGTTCAACCTGGACAAATCAATCGCTTCTTGGGACACCTCAAGCCGTTCGGTGAAGCGTTTTCCAGTGCGATAATCCATGCGGTCCACATCTGCGCCCGTGGTCCATACCAGATCGAAGCGTACCAGATTGTTTTTAGCATCGCCTTCGGCACGAACTTCCGTGATGCCTGAGTTTTGAATCAGAATGTTTCGCATGGCCGCTTACCTTTATAGTTGACCGCTCGTCTATTTTTTCGGCGCAGGTGAAGCCGTATCTTCCGTTGTCGCCAAGACGTCCCCTTTCCAGCCAGCAGGCGCACGCCCATCGCAATCCACCTTGACTCCGTTCTTGTCGAGAGCGTCGTTGAAGTTCTTGATCTCCAGAATCCGCGCATCCGGGTCGCCGCCGTAGGACGACACCACTTCTGGCCAAGACTGGAACCCGTTGCGCACGTTCCTTTCACACGCCTCGGCCTCTGACTTGGGATCGATGGACTCCCACTTCGGAGGCGTCCAGACCACGGACTGCGGCTCAACGTTGTACGGAAGCACCCCGCGCAAGACCAAACTGCGCATAAACCAACGCCACACCGGCACGCAGAGCATCGGCAGCAACACATGGCTCCGAACCGCTTCCACCCGCCTTTTGAACGGCGACATTGCCATCCTGGATGCGGAGAAGGAGGACTGCGAATAATCTCCCGTCAGCAACTCGTAAGGCAGATCCATTCCAGACGCTACCTCACGCAGCATGTCTTTCAGGAACGTTGAATTCTGCCCGAAAGACGGAGGATCGGAGAACTGAATGTTTTGCCCCGCGTCCAGATAAACCAGCGCCCCAGGGCGCAAGGACTCGATGCGTTTGCCCGAAGAGTCCGCCGTCGATGCGGTCAGAGGTCCGGACTCCATGCCTGTAACATACCCCGCCAGACATGCGGACATCTTCAAAGCAACCAGAGAAGCGTCAACCGCCTCGTCCAAGTTTCGCAGCCGGATCACCACCGGCGCAAGCCACGGAACTCCGTGGTACTGCCCTGGCCGGTCCCTGCGGAATACTTGCAGCACATACTCCGCATCCACACGGCGTGAAAACACAGACAAGGCACGGAGGTGCGATGCACCGGGATGCTCATCGAAGAGCCAATACGCTACGATATTGTGATCCGGGTCGAACTCAATGCCTTTGACGACATAGTTGCTGGTCGGTGCAACTCCAGGAAGCGAATCCTTTTGGAGGTCCAGATAATCCGGCTCCAGAACACGGAGGCGAAAACGCCCGTCTTCTGAAGGCACATAAACCACAAACGCGCTGCCGGACTCAACCACGGTGCGCATCACAAGATGCTGAATCGCGTAGAACGTGGCGTTTCCATCCACTCCACAGTCATCTGCGAACTTCGCCCATTCCCCCGTGACAGTTTTGTCCAACGCAACGTCGTCGCCAAAGGAAGGCCGGGGAACGATGCCTGCGCCAACCGTCTGGTCAGTCCACAAACTCACTGCACGCGCGGCGTAAGAATAGTCCCGCACCAATTGCCGTGAGCGATCCCGCAAGAGAGACAGTGAATCAGCAATCTCGGTCGTGGCATCCGTGCTCGCGGCGCCCCAATGCTTGTTTCGATATGACGTGCTTGCGCCCTCATATTTCCTCATAGCATTGAGTTGCGCGGTGAAACGTGCGCGCTTCAACGCTATGCCAGGAGCGACAATCGCCAGAACGCTGTCAAGAACGCCCATCAGAACCCCTTGTCATGCGCGGTGTAACTGACGCGCCCTGATCCCGTGGCGGTGGACACCGTGCCATCGGTCGTTGCCTTGAGGCGCGCGAGATTCTGCAATCGTTGCCAAAGGTCGGCGCCTTCCGCCAACTCAACCCGGCTATCTCCGAGTTGCACAACCTTGTCACCGCGAGCATACGCGGCTTCCAGTTTGTCGAGTTGTTCTTGTGTGACCGTCATCACCATACACTCGCATATTCGTCTGCTACTTTTGCAGGTTGCGAGGGCGCAGCAGCCCTTGGCGCGATTATAGTAGGCGTTTCATCGGATTGCAACATTATTGGTGGTAGATCCTCAAATTTTTTCCAATCGTCATCTCCGAAGCGGTCAAGTCCGACGATCAAGGCGGCTGCGTATGCGTAAACCCAGGTGTCCAACGCCTCGTTGCGCTTCCCTGGAGGCAACTCCCACCGTGTTTTCTGATATCCGCGCTCCGTGTACGACACCAGCCGCTCTGCGGTAAGCCCCTCGAAATACTTCTCTCCAAGGGCGGGGAAATGAATATATCCTGCGGGAGGAGCTTCCCCTGCTTTGCGCCGGAGCTTCAACAGGCTGTATAGGTGGGATTTTATGACCGGGGTTCCAAGGCTTTGAATACGCACCCATCGGCGCTGGCCGAAGGAGGCCACCCCGTCCGCCTTTGACACCGTGGTCAACGCCGATTTGTCTGATGCCTGCCCTTTAACCACGGCAACCGTCCTTTGATGTGGAGCGTTCGCACCGGCAGGGCCGTAATTCGGCTGCGCCCAATCCCTGGCCCAGGCATACACCTGGGGAGAGTAGGCACCGGAGTCGATGGCCAGAACGCGAATGGCCATAGTGCGCCCCTCCCGCTCCCCAGCGCATGGAAACTCACGGTTCAAATAGGTCGTGAGTTGCTGCCACGGCTCTTTTGTCGCAACGTCCCCCATGAACACCTGATAATCCAGAACCCAGCTTTCTTTCCCCCGCCCGTAGCCTACCAATTGCAACTCCAGACGGTCGCGCTGCACATCCACTCCGGCCACCAGGAAAAAGACACCGTCTGGAACGGTGCCAACGGCATAGCTTTCCGCCCGCGCGTGAAGCGCCTCCCAGGCCGGCGCATCCATCTCTTGCGCGAGAGGCAGCCCCAGGGAGCAGTTAACGAACGTCGCCATAGCGTTCGGGTCTTCAAGCGCCCTGGCGTAATCCGCTACCAACTTGTGCCACGGCTCCCAACCAACCGGCGCATATAAAGAAGAAATCTGGAAACCCGCGACCGTAGGGTCTTTGCCGACGGCGGTGGCTCGCCACTTGCCTTGCCCAAGAATGCGATCTTTGGCGGATTCATGGAACAGGTCTTTGCACCCGGAGCAGCGATAACGCACGTCGCTTGGCGACAACGGCACCAAGTTTCCGAATTCTAGAGTTTGAAACGCACCGCAAAAGGGGCATGGTACATAATAGCGCCTTTGATCGGATTCGAGGTATGCGCGCTCCACACGGGAGATACCCGCAATCTTCGGCGTGGAGACCAACGCGATTTTGTGATTGGCATAGGTGGTGGCGCGTCGCTCCGCCAAGAGCATAGGATCGCCTTCTCCCTCGACGTTCTGCTCCATGGCGTCGGCCTCGTCCATCAACAAATAACGAATTGATGAAGACCGAAGCCCAGACGCAGAGTTTGAGCCGACCGTGGCAAAGAACCCCCCTGGAAACTTCTTGAACATTAGGGTGTTGTCGCCGCTCCTGGATTTCCTTGGAGGAAGTTTGGCGGACAGGCGTGGGGTGGACTCGCACATCGGCTCAATGCGCGTGCGCACGTTCCGCTCGGCCATCGCCAAGGTAGGCATGATGGAGAGGATCGGTCCCGGGTCAAGGTCAATGGCGGCGCCAACGAAGTTGTTCAACGCTTCGGTGAAACCGAGTTGGCTCCCTTTCATGACCACGACTTTGCGGATCGGGCTGTTGGAAGACAAGCAGTCCATGACCTCGGCTAAATACGGAACCCGTTCTGTGCGCCATGGACCTGGCTCCGCGCATGCCTCTGATGGAAGCACTCGGTATTTGTCCGCCCATTCGGTGATGGTCAACCTTTCCGTTGGCGCAACGTTCTTGGCCCACACATCCGCCAACCAATCACGCACTCCGCTCGCGCGCGTCATGGTCAACGGCCTCCCGTAAGGATCGCCTTGAGGCTATCACCGACCTCGTCAAAGATCTCATCCAAGGCCATGCGCATGTCGTGCTGCGGCACGGAGAAGCGGGCAGCGAGCAGCGATGCGTGCCGCGCAGGCGCGGAGGCTAGTACCGCCCGCACGGAGCTGGCAAGCCCGGCCAGTGTGCGCTCGACACCCGCCTTCGCCACCAACTTTCCGGCGCGCTCGTCGATGCGCATCTGAATCATCTCGACGTTTTTCATCTCTTTGAGAAGCAGCGCATCTTCGCGGTTCCGCACATCGCGCAAAGTGCGCGGCACTGCCCGTTTTGCCATCTCTGCACGGCTCTTTGGGGCCATCTCAAGCAAAGACATGATCTCAGGAACGTAGAGCTCTCCGTTTTCGTTTCTTTTCAACGGCGTGTCGCTCTTTTCCATGGCGTAAAGAATCTTGTCGAGCGGCACGTCGAGTCTCGCGGCGGCGGTCTCCGCGTCAGGCACCCACCAGCGACTTTTTAGCATTATGACTTCTCCAACGTCGTAAGTTATACGGTTCGTTTCTGTCTGTTCGCGTGGAAAAAAAGTAGCACAAATTGCGATCTGTAAGCAAACGCTAACTCAATATGACGTCCAATTTCTTTACTCATATTTGGACGTAATTTGGACACAACCGGCTTTCTAAATATTTGATATTGTTAAACTGGCCAAATTCGGTGGCCAGAGAAATTCGGAATTTGGCCAATAGCGAAACTTTTTTATCCTTTTAAATCATGTATTTAGCGCAAAACAACCGGGTCGCGTCCAAATTCTCGGCGGCCAAAGTGACGCGGAAAATTTCCAAGGCCCAAAATCGGCAGATTTGCCCTTTGAACCATCCGTGCGAGACAGGCCCAGGGGGTTCGCGGCATGCGGAAAAAATTCTGCTGACTTTGGCCAGAAATTTTGGACACGGTGGACGTAAACGTTAGATGTACAACTGTATATATCTATATATAATATATAATATATAATATATAATAAAATATATTATTGCATAAACCGTGCCATGTGCGTATTTAAGCGATGCGCAAAAACATCGAGCATGTGTCGAAGAGAGATGTTTTAAAAAACAACTTAAAGGTACGTCCATATTACGTCCAAATTACGTCCAAATATGTCCAAATCGTGTCCAAAAATGGTCATTTTGCGTCCAAATATTCGTAAAGCGTTGGACATCACTTTAGGATACGCGCCGAAAGTACCTTCAAGAAGCAGGCGTTGACATAATCTCCGTATTTGTGTAGGCTGGATGCAGCCTACACAAAATTTATGCATCCTGTAACATACCCACACACGTCAGCGAGCGAGGATTTCGCCATGACCACCTTCGTATATAACCCTTTAGGGGCGAGCTTCAGCGCTAACGTTGATCAATGGACCACCACGAAGCTGAACGACCTTACAAGCACGCAACTTGGAACTTTGAATAACAGATTGTTGGCGGCGCTGACCACGACGCAGATCGGGCAACTGACCACGACTCAGTTGACGGCCTTGAATTCAGGTTTGGTTCCTGCTTTGACCACGACGCAGATAGGGCAACTGACCACGACTCAGTTGATGGCCTTGAATTCAGGTTTGGTTCCTGCTTTGACAACGACGCAGATCGGGCAACTGACCACGACTCAGTTGACGGCCTTGAATTCAGGTTTGGTTCCTGCTTTGACCACGACGCAGATAGGGCAACTGACCACG